GCATCTCCTGGGAGGCATCTAATCTCTCTCCCTGAGAGAGAGAATTAGGCATCTATTATATTCAATAATAGGCATCCATAGCGGGTATAAACATCCATCCGGAGCAGCAAAGATGGGCATATGGACTTAGCTTAGGCTAGGTGCTGAGCACATCCCGGAGGACCCTTCACTAGGTTTCATGAAAGAAACACTAACCAGCTGCCCTATACTTGGACAGCTCTTGTTCGTCTAAATTTTTAGACCAACGAATTCCTGATGCTATTTGATCATCGGGATCATCGGCAAAAACAGAATAATATTTCATTGTTTTCTTATGCCGGGACAAACCAACCAAGTTATGAGAACTACCAGGATCGGGCATTTTCCCGGAATACAACAAATTGGTAGTCCTACTCAGTCTAACAAGGATAACATTATCACGCGTTTTCCCTTGTGCTTCATGGGTAGTGAGAACATCAACGTTACTCATACCTGGTAATCTCTTCAAAGCGAACTTATCAGCCTTGGTGTGGGAAATGTATAAAGCATCCTTCACCACGGGAATCTCCACACCAGAATTTATATTTATCAACTCCAGTGAAGTTTTCACTGGGTTAAAAGTTCCAACTTTGGTATTATAGAATTTCTCGCTCAAAACGGCGGTAACATCTCTAGGACACCTGTAAGTCATGGTCCTAGGCTTCAACTTACCAATCACCGAGGCGTGACGCAAGGTGACAGTTGGAATACGAGACACGAATGGAATTTGCTTAGTATCACCAAAAGCAATGACTTCCTTCACTCGTGCCAAGGTGGCAGCTGCATAGATCAAACCAGCATGAACTAGGAAACACTCATCGACTAACAAACGGTCGGCAGTGAACCAGTTCTTCAACATCAAGTAAGAATCCACAGTTCTCACTCGGTACAAGAGGGTCTCCGGAATGACCCCGCTGGTCTTCGCATCCTTTGCAGTCTCACGATTGGCTGCTAACAACACATCTGAATCGGGTTTCGCTTGCTTGAGTAGAGATGTTGTTTTTCCACATCCAGCCACACCATCTTCGATCACGACATTGAAATTTGGATCCATAACCAGGGGCTTATTTAACCCTGGAATGAGTCGTGAACCGGCATCAAAGACACACGATTGGTCGAACAAAACCACGTTGTATTTGGAAAGAGACTTCCACGTCTCTTTAGTGATTTCACCATCCTTCCAAACAAGGGAAATGAAACCATCAACAGTCATACCCCGCTCATACTCGGGGATGGGAACATGTCGGTCCTTAGAGTAGAACTTCCTGGCCATAGGTTCAAGAACTACTCTGGACTCCTCAGCGCCCCAAACGCTGGAATAGTTCGGTTTCGTGCGCCAAAAGAGGTAATCACCAACTCCTCTCAAATTGCGCGTATTCACCACCTCAAGCTCGTGGTAGTAAGCAATGGCTTCTTTGATTGCATCAGCATAGGGATTTATATGGGGTTTTTCATGATCCCTGCATTGAGGCTTGGTCACGATCTCCTCCTCCTTCTTCTCCAGGAGGGCATTTATAATGGGCAAAGTCTTCAATTGTTTCAACCCATCATCGACATCGGGTTTCTCCAAAACCTCAGCAATTTTTAACAGGGCATTCTCAACTTTTGTTTTGTGAGATTCTTCCTCTTCAAGTTTCTTCTTATGCGCTCTCCGCAGCACATCATAGTCATCATACAATCCTTCCAACCACCAATCCACAGACAGAGTGTGTGATAAGCAATAGTGGTCGGAAGTAACTTGGAAAACATCCTCCATCTTATAAAAGGAGGGTAAAGATTGTATGACCGCATCATCAGTGTCCCAAACATCCCAACCAAAAATAGTCTTTATCTCGTCAACAACTGTCGACATGAGACTCTGACTATAGATCAGCATTGAATTGTCATTGATCTTAGCTTTCATGGGGAAAAAAAGAGACTTGATGGTATTCTTCATGGGAAGTATGTGGTTGGAAAAACTCCTAACATCTGATCCATCCTTTTCATAATCATAATGTTCATTGGGATCAACTATGTTAGTGCCTCTCTGCTTAACCATTTTCACCCCTTCCTTTATTGACTTGTAACGAGTCATGGCAAAGGCAACAAAGGTGACGGCCATCGGAACATAATCCTCGATGGACAACGGCGTACCGGTCTGCATGGTAACACCGTTGATGATACAATGGTTGGAAGCAGAGGAAATCATCGTCGCAACAGACTTCACCAGATCTTCTAATGGAGTGTCTGGTTTGTTCTGACGGAAAGAAACTTCAGCCACACGTCTGACCAAATCAGTGTCAGCGATCACATATTTTATTTCCCATGAGTGCCTATATTGAGGGGCGGCCACCCTCACTAAGGTCTTCCTCCTTAAGGAGGTCATCCACGCGCAAGAAACATCTCGCATGGGCACTAGATCCAGTCTTTCTATACCGGGTGTAGCAGCCAATGTGATCTCAACAATAAAGACTCCTGAAAGATCTGCAACGCGTTCAACTCTGTACGCGGCCTTCCCGTTGATTATGACTTGATTACAAGTCATGTACTGCATCAGCACGTCGGAATTATGAGAATACGACAATCCAGGAGCATCGACGAAATGAAAAGAAATTCGTCGGGACTTCTTTTCCTCACCAGTTTCAACTTCCCATTGAACATTAAGACGGGGAATGAAACCTTTAGTGGAAACGAGCATCATAGGGTCCATCATTATCGAAGCAATGAGTTTCTTAACTCCTCTTCTAAAACAATGTTTTACTACGGTAGTGATAGGAATGTCAGAGATGGAATGTATTGCCATCGCCCATGGGGCGGGAACATCACATTCTTCAAACTTCTTGGAACAGTAATTCAATCTGAGCTCACGTTCTGGTTGCTTTTCCAAAGAACCAGCAACTGACAAAAATCTGTCCGTATACCTAGCACCATCACGCACATCCAATATAGGGCAACACGAATGTACATTGTCCCTACCCATCTTACTATGGGTGCAAAAATTTCCTCCTATATCGATGATTGTGGTATTCTTCGTCTGGAAGCGTCCATAAAAATAATCTGTCTCACAAACGCGGTGTGCACCCCCAAATGAGTGAGACGAATAGGATGAATTCCTAAATTGGAGCTCTCTTCCAGGAAAATCTCTCCTCAAAGCATTTTGATCTTCCGGTGACAATTGAAATGAAACATTGAGAGGCATCGCTGGAGTTAAGTCGCATTGTCTTGCGACGACTCGCACAGCGGCATCGGAAACAAGCCTTCCAATGGCTGTTTCGGACCTAGCAGCGTTCTTTCGAATCGTGTCATTGATTAGATCATCGACTCGAAGAACAGTGGACTCGTGCTGAATGATGGATTCCATTGAGTAACTAACGGGTATATACTCAGAATAACTGATTAATCCGGGTCGTGCGTAAAATAATACTGCACAATAC